TCAACGTTAGACAACCCGGCAGCAGTTTTGTCTAAAGTTTGCCAACTCTTATCACCTCTCCAATATTGTCCTGTTGTTCCAGCTGTTATTGTGTTTTCTTTAGCATTTAATGCTGTTTGGGTAGCTGCGGATACAGGCTTGTTAGCATCACTAGTATTGTCAACGTTGCTTAGCCCTATACTTTCTTTAGTAAGTGTTATATTTCCACTACCCAACAAACTTTCTTGGTTCAGTGTTTTAATGTTATTTCCACTGACAAGTTGATTTTGTTTTGTATTAACTTGGGCTACAGAAGCAATGACGGTGTCGTCTACTAAAACAGTGTTTGTTTCTTTAATCAAGCCATAACCCGCCAAAATAAGATTAGCGTCTTGATTTGTGTAATAAACAAAATTTAATGGGGTTGTATTTAGATTTACATTTCCGCTGGTTATTAAAACCCAGGCAGAGTTTTTATTAATCGACCCATCTAGTACAAACACATAAACACCATTTTTCATCTCTAACGAAGAATCAGCATCTGTAGTTCTTTGCCAAATTCCTCCGATATTAACAGTGTAAATACCGTTTTGTGCTGGGTTTGTTTGATTTTTAACCAGTACACGGTTACCTGCAGTTAATGCAACACCATCAATTGAAGTTACTGAGCCAGTTAAACTTATATTTCCGGTCTGAGGAGTAGTAGCTACCTTAACAGGCTCTCTAACAGTCAAACCGCTCTGTAAAGCATCGACATAGGCTTTTGTGGCAGCATCACGCTCGTTAATAGGTGTACCTAGTGAAGTTATTCTAAAATTATTTAAACTAACATTGTTTCTAGGAGCTGTGAAGCCATCTATACTTTGTTGTTTAACATAGCTTGTAGTAGCTAGTCTGGTATTATTGTCTGTATAGTCTGGGGTGGGTGCAGTTGCAAGTCCAGTGAACTGCGGATTATTTACAGGTGCCTTGGAGCTATCAGAAGGATGCGAATGGTCTTCTCTGGCAAACTTTATACTTGTTCCAACCTCTCCAGAAACACTGTCAGGTTCAGGAATTTCTGTTGCAGTTAAGTTTTTTACAAAAGCAGTTGTAGCTACTTGTGTAGAATTTGTTGCTGTGGGCGCAGTGGGAGCTGTCGGAACACCTGTAAAATTAGGCGAGTCAAAATCTTCTTCAGAATCCTGAACCGTGCTCAAACGAATCCAGCTATTTTCTTGGCTCGCTGGAGAAGTTTTTAAGAAATATATAGAATTATTGTCGCTCTGAATACAAAAATCTCCGGGAGTAGCTGAAGATAGGGCTAAACGAGCAGCGGTATTAACTGCATCGTATATTGTGGCAGAATTGCTTACTAAGCTGAGGTTTATTTTTCCCTCAGCATCCAAAAGAGGAACTTTAAAGGCATCTGCCTCACCAGAACTCTCGAAAACCGCACCCCTTACAGGGAGTCTAGATAAAAAAGCGCTATCAGCCATTAGACTATTCTATAAATTCGTTAGCTGTTAGTCAATTTATAAGGTTAACTATCTAGTTTTTTTACGATAGGCATTTTTTCTTCAGAAACATCCTCGTCGTCTTGAATATAGTAATTTATTTCTCGGCTAGAATAAAATTTAGCTTTTTCAACTTCAGTCTCAATTTCTTCGAAGTCTTCTTCTGTTTCTCTGTCGGCATTTTTAAATACTGCTCTTACAGAATCATTATAAACTTTATCTACTACACGCATTTCACTAGCCCCTACCTCACCCATAAAAATACCTTGTTTGGGTTTTGTAAAGGAATTTTCTACACACGTCCATTGTTCCTGAGGAACACCTAACATTTTTAAAGCTTCTACTCTTTCTTTTGGAATTTCTTTTCCACTAACCATACATTTATAAATTTCTTTAGGCATAATTTTTATTGAGTCGGTTGTTTACTTTGTTCCAGCCCTTGGCTACGTGCCTGAGAAGTCATTTGCTCTAATTGAGACTTAACGGTAGCATAAAGTGCTTGGTCTGTTGCCTTTATTTCTTGCAACTTACTTCTGCGCTGCGCTCCATCTAATGGAAATAGCTGTTGCGCAATGTCCTGGGCTTGTTGTAGTGCATCTTGAGGAGTAGCAGGTCCTGCCGCCCCTTGAGGCTGGTTAGCGCTCATAACATCGTAAATATTAACGTTGTTCAATTGAGCAAATTCATCTTTTTCTTGTTCTTCTATTTGAAGATCTTTAGCTATACGGTCTTCTTCGGTTTTCTTCCGTAGCTGGTCTTCATAATCAAAGTTGTATAGGTTGAGAAGTTCTGATCTAGCGATAGCATTAGCAGAAACAAGTTGTCCGATGACAGATTTGCGCTCGATATCGTCCGAGAAAGAAATCGGTATCAACCCAACCTTGGCCTTAGGAAGTGATAAAATTTTACCTATAACATCAGCAAGGTGATTTAAAAGAACGTTGTAGTTGTTAGGTATAACATTCCAAGAATTCTCAAATAGTCTCAAAGCTGGACCAGCTGCTTCAGCTTTCAAAGACATTTGGAAAAGCTCCACAGGTATATCGAGAGCATTCAGAATATTATTTTTATAATTTTCCATCAATTCAACAGGAGCTAAATTTTTACCTTCACCACCGAGTTGTTGATAGTTGATGGGGAATGGGAACTTGTGATAAGCACCTGGATCTTTACGATGCTCATCAATCATTTCGTCTACAGAAGCAGCCCAAATACCGCCGTTTTGATGCAAAATTGGGTTGGCTGCCGAGTTACTCTCTGGACTCATCGAAATAACTCTGAATGGGGCTATATCTTCGTAGCAAATAACCTCGTTATACTTCTTCAGTGTTTGAAGCATGAAAAGATCTTCGAACAAAAACATACAGGGAGGAATAGCTTTACCGTCTGTTCTCAAGGTTGTAGGAGTTTCTAGTTTGAGATGCAGAAAGTTTTTGGTATTGAAAGACAGCATTTTCTTGTCAAAAATACAGTCGTAAATTACCTTCGGAGTTTTTTTACTGTAAAACTTATTATTCTTAGTAGTTACTTTCTTAATGTACTGCTGTGGTATATCCCAAAAATACTCATATTCTCCGGTAGTATCTTCGTAACGAATCTTAATTTCTTTGGCGGGCCAGTGAACTATGTGTATTTTTGAAATATCGTTCGAAGGTTTGTCGATAACGAGATGCTCCCCTTTATAGCCGCACTTTAAACAAGTTTTAGTATATTTACCCTTGTTAAATTCAAAGTTATTAACTTTGTCGATATTGTCTACTCTCCCACATTTAGGACATGACAGATTTCTAACAAACCCCTGGTTAACAGTTAAAAATTCATTTCCAAAAGCCAACAAATTCAACCCAGCAACACTCAATATTTGCCGCCACTTCAGCTCTTCTAAAACTTCTTTATATTTTTCTTTGGCTTCAGAATCATCACATTCCACATTAAGAGAAGTGATGAAATAGTTAGCAATTCGGTTTAATGCCTGCTTATAGAAACCGTTACGGAAAAGAAAATGCTCAGCCCAAAGCAACATTCCGTCAATATTTAACGGCATGTATTGAAGGGGTATATTATAAAAAGGATTACTATAGCGGTCATTCTTCCCCAACCCTGTCTGGAAAAATGCTTGTGGTTCGTTAGGATTTATCATTTTTGGTGCTCGTTAGATAGCGATGATGAAACGATGTTCAATCTTTTTTCTCAAACAATTCGCTTATTTTTTTAGGATTTTTTAATTCGTCTTTATGTTCACGGTCAGCTATCTCAAAACCATCCTCGTCATAAAATTCAGCTTTTTTTGTAGTATCAAAATCGCTTCGAGACTCTTTTGTAACCATTCCGTATTTATTCATCTTTTTTAGGTACCTTAAAAAGTATCATAGCTTTTTTTACACCATCCGTCCAATCAAATATAACTCCTGGATAGTAAACAGAATAGCTAACTTTATTATAGGTAAAGTCTAGAGTTTCACTCACTTTAGGTTCAAATACGATTTCATCTTCACTAGAAAAGAGAAGCATAAAAGCCAGATCATGCTCTATAACTTTCTCAACAGCTGAGCGTATCTTACCAAAGGCGTTCTCAAAATAAACTTGAGTGGGTTTAACTTTTTCTATTACAGACTCTTCCACAAATTCTATGTTTTCGGTTGTAGAAATTTTATAAGTTGGTTCGACATCTACCGGAATATAACTATTTATTTTTTTTGTTTTTCTGCCTTTTTTCTTTTGGAGTTTTCCGCTTTCTCCTATTTGCTGCCCTGATTGCTTAGCAGCTTTTTTAATTTGTTCTTGCAACTGTTCTATATCTGCCTCGTCTCCAACAATAGCCACACCACCATCAACCAACTTTCTACCTTCCGCACTATAGACTGACTTTGAGGGATCTCTAGTACCTATAACTAGATCTCCAGTTTTTAAATTCATGGTTTCCATAATAATTTCATGTACTCTAATCCAACCCAAACACAAGTCAAATTATTTTTTGAAACTAGTTGACCTGGTTAAATTAAAGAAGTATCTTATATTGTCAAAGCCTGAAAATGAGTTCATCCAAGCTGTACATAGCTAAAAAAAATAGCAAACGTCGTCTAGGTATTTTAGTAGATCTAGAAGACTACATTAAATATCATAAATGTAACCTTCGTGTACTACCCGATGGAAGAGTTTATTTTACCGACAAAGGCAAAAAAAAGTATTTGCATAGAGAGATTTTGGATTTGACAAGCCCCGAAAAGAAAGTATTTTTCAAATCAGTGAATAAATTAGACCTGCGTAAAACTAACTTAATCATCCGAGAAGTATCTGATGAGTATAGAGGACGTTATGCCGTACAATTTTACAACAACTGAAAAAATTAAACTCGAGCTAATTTTATTATAAGTGCTTAGTTATAAATTAATTACAAATATTAACTAATAAATTTAGTAAAGTTTTAAAAAATAAAAAATGAATACAACAGAATTATTCTCAAAATTAACAAAACTAAAAGAACAGAAAAAAGGAGCTAAGAGCTTCCTTCTAAAAAAAGGGTACCAGATAAAAGAAGCTGATCGTGTTGTGGAAGTATTCCGGGCAGCTAAGAATGAGAGAGACTTTGAAGCTAAGGTCGATCGTTTTATTGCCGATCTTCCTGAAGACGAACACAACTGGACAGAGAGTCTAAAGTTTGCTGAAAAGTATGTGTACAATAAAGACGATGATAAATATGTTTTCTATTTGAAGGCAGCTAACGATTTTATCGTACTTCCAGGAAATACTGTTCGTGGAATAATTGATAATTACTCTAATTGGTACAAGAGCCCTAGCTCGGTAAATGAAATTTGTAGAAATTACCAAATTCCCAAAGCTTATTTCAACGAACTGCGTGAAATTTTAGGCATTACACATAATTCAGAACCTATTACCAAAGAAGAACTTATAACAAAAAACATAGACCAATTAGCTGACGATATCTTAGAGAAGAAAAAATTCCAACTCTACCAAAAAGTACAAAAAAAGAGTTGGAAAGACACTGAAGAAGCTGCCAGTAAATGGTATGATTTTATCGAAGGGTCATTCAATCCGTTTGACTCGCTGTTGAAGTCTTGGGTTCCACCAAAATACGAATCAATCAAACAAATAAACAAAAAGAAAAAAGTCGGCAATAAAGCTATTGTTGTAGGTTTGTCAGATATCCACTTCGGAACATATGCCAGCCCAGATAGTTCTTTTCGTAACAAAGGGTCTAACACAGAAGATATTATTAGGAGCATTGAAAAATACTCCAAAGATATTGTGGAATTTTTAGATAATAGAACCTATAACTTTAACGAATGTATTATAACTTCACTGGGGGATATCTTACATACTACTGGACAGGGATTCACTACCAAAGGGACCTTGTTGAGTCACGACTGTATTAAAGAAGAGCAGTTCAATGCCGCTTTTGATACGCTGACTAAGTTCGTCAGTAGTATGTTAGAGCTCTTTCCCAAAGTCAAAGTAAAGAGCGTTAAAGGAAATCATAACGACTTTGGAGATTATGTATTATTCCGTGCTTTGCAGGCATATTTCAGAAAAGAGAAGCGTATTGAATTTGAAGTGTTCCAGTCTGACCACGGGCTATTCAAAGTAAACAACACACTATTCATTATTTCTCATGGTTATAGTGCTGAGTATAAAGGGCACCTACCTGCTAACGGGAAAGCTCGTGAAAGCTATATAGCTAATTTATTTCTAGCTAATCCCGAAGCACTAATGAATGTAAAATCTAAAGTACTACTCACTGCTGATCAACATCATTGGGAAGCAAAGGAATATGCCGAGTTCGAACACTACATGCTCAGTACTATTGTAGAGGGGGATAAGTATTCTGAATCGATGGGATTAAACAGCAGAGCAAAACAGAGTTGTTTCATTGTCGATGACGAAGGAATATCTGAAATAATATACAGCTACGCTGGGGGGAAAAAACAATAAGACCCCCCTTAAAAATACTCCCTACTTTTAAGGTATAATTAATTAGTAGGGAGGTATTTTTCGCCCTATTTTTTACCTCGTGGTGTAATGGTAGCACAAGAGTTTTTGGCACTCTTTGTCATAGTTCGAGTCTATGCGAGGTAGTAGTAGATTAGCTGGATTAGTGTAACTGGAAGCACCGACGGTCTTATAAGCCGTGTGCCCTAGATGAGGGCCGAGCGTAGGTTCGATTCCTACATCCAGCACCAACCGTAACAACAAACATAAAACACAATATGCCTAGCAAAAAACCCACAAAGAAAGCAGCTCCTAAAAAAGCCGCAGCAAAAAAACCGGCAGCTAAAAAATCAGCAGCTAAAAAAGTCGACACTAAAAAAGATCCTGCTCCTACTTCCCTCTCCATTCCTGGTTATGGAAGACGTGCAGCAAAATGAAAGGTTCTTTAGCTGTAGACTCAGTTAAATTACACTTTTTCTCTGACTCACTCTATAGGTTAGCTGGGTGTGCGTACTCAGCTATTAGTATACTCACTGGAGAAAATCCCGAGTTGTTAAGAAAACATTATAAAGATGCATCAGGAATGCCTCCGAATGTAATGTTAAAACATCTTAAAAAACTCAAATTTACTATAAAAAAAATAGATAAAAATTTTCTCTATAAATTAATACAAGAAGGAAAATATGTCACAGATAGCCATGTAATTTTGGCGTCTGTGAGAATGAATAAAAAAGAAGCTTCTTGGGTCGTACTGTATGGGGGAAATATGTGGCATAACTTTGTACCGTTGAGTACATCTTACGTCACCTCCATGAGTTATCCTATGGAGCATGGATATGTCTTGTATTTGCCTGAATGGAGAACATGTGCAATTAATACTGTGATAGATAAGCGGATATTAAGATTACAAAAACTTAAAAGACGAACACTACATTAAAATGTTAATAACAAAAACCTCCCAATTAACCGGTAAAACACATACGTTAGATATCCCTGTTACTGAGCACCAATTGAGTGCTTGGAAAACATCAGGTAAAACTATACAGTCAGTATTACCTCATCTCACAGCAGATGAAAGAGAGTTTATTCTGACTGGTGTTACAACTACTGAGTGGAACAACGTTTTTTCAAGATGAAGCATTTGACAACTATTTTCTATAGTCTATCTATAGTTGGAACGTTTGCTCTGTTCTGGTTCTTTGCCATTTACGGAGCAATACATTTCTTTAAATAATTTATAGGGGTGGTAGCTCAATGGTTAGAGCAGTCGGCTCATAATCGATTGGTTGGGGGTTCGAATCCCTCCCGCCCCACACTTTGTATGAAAAAATCTAAACGCAAATACACAGCAAAAAAATACGAACATCTTTTTTTCGCTGTTACTCAAGGTGAAAACGAAGACTACAAGAGAATGTACAATCTCATGGTAGACTTTGGCTTAACCAAGCAGCAAATATTCAAAAGATTCACAGAATATTTGGAGACATATCGACACGAAGCCGATATGATTTTAAAGAAAATATAACACAACGCGCTGGTAGCTCAGTGGATAGAGCAGTAGCCTTCTAAGCTATTGGTCGCAGGTTCGATCCCTGCTCAGCGCGCCACAACAAACCCACAATGAAATTTAGTACAGATATATTTTTCGGATTAATTATAGCCATGTTGATTGTTCTCTTTACAATTCAAGCTAAAGAAACAAAACAACTACAAACTCAAATAGATGAATTAAGAGTAGTGGTAAACCAAAGGTTTTTACCTGCCATGATACTTGATGAATTAAACGTAAGACCCTATGAAAATAATTGAAAGAAAGTACACTCACGAAACACCTAATGAGTTAAAATATTTTTTACATCTCAGAGTACAAAATCTGGACCAGTCTCACTACCCTGAAGATGCCGAAGTAGATAAGCGCGAATTTAACTTATTGAAAGTAGGAGATAGATTTGAATGAACCCTATCACTAAAACACGATTAGGTTATTGCTGTATCTCTCTAGGTAAGTTCGAAAGCTCTTTTAAAACTGTCACACTGACAAAAACAAGAACGTTATCTAAAACCGAAGCCCGAGAAAAGCTGTTTAAAACCTGGATAAACAACCTCCACGAGTATTGCGAAATTTTGCAATATAATATGGATGCGGGTATAAAACTCTACAGAATCAGTAGCGATCTGTTTCCATTAGCAGACCATGAAGAATTCGAATACATCTGGAATGAATTTAGTTTTGTGAAAAACTATTGGAATAGCGCCCGATATTTCACAAACGAGTTTCTGGAGAACGGTGGAAGACTTTGTGCTCATCCCGGGCAATTTGTTTCCCTGGGTAGCCCTTCAAAAAAGGTACGCAAAAATTCCATAACTAACTTAGAGTTACATGCTGTGGTATTTGATCGTCTAGGCTTACACTTAGACAGAAATTCTCCACTCAATATCCATCTCAGCAACGGTAAAGATAATATAAAAAATCTGCCTTTCTTTGAAGAGTCGCTGAGTGAATTGAGCGACAGTGTGAAAAACAGGTTAGTGTTTGAAAACGAGGATAAATCTTTCTGGACTTGGCAGAATATTAGAAAATATTTTTCCACCTATCCAGTCACTTTAGATTTTCATCACAGAAATCTAAACAATGAAGAAGAGTCTGAGATAGAGGCATTTGATGCTTGCGTTGAATCTTGGTGGCCTGTGCGACCCATAATGCACATCTCTGATGGTCGTGAAAGTCCTATGGATCGTAGTCACCATGATTGGGTAGCCGAATTACCTCCGGTAGTTCTGAAGCCTAGCGGCGTAGATCTCGAAATTGAGGCGAAGAAGAAAGATCTTGCTGTACTTTTCTTGAAGAGTAAATATAGTAACGAAGTAATTTAATATGTACACACCATCTAGCAATGTTCCTGATGCCGAAGTAGAAATAGTCTGTCTGGCTACAGGCGAAAGCTATGTTCATGTGGAGGGAGACGATGCCACGATGCTGGATCCTAAATTAGCTCAAGGAGCTATCGATATGCTCCCTGTGAGATTTTATCGCTATCCTTGGGCAGTTAAATTACCTAACAATCAAGTAAGGATTATATTTCCTAAAATGGAATGAACTCGAGCACAACAATACAGCTGACTTCACCAGCAAATGATAAAAACGGTAAACCTCTTAAACGTGGAGACATTGTAAAATATGGAGATATTGAAGGGTGCAGATATCGTGTAATGAATGCATTTGAAAATGCTGCAGGAATTACACAAATACAAGTTGAACCTATGACTGCACAGGCACATATGTATGTTTATGAAAAGGATATAGAATTATATGAGTAGAGAAATTAAATTTAGAGTCTGGGACAATACCGGTAAAGCTTTTATTTATTTTGATATCTATAATTATCCATCCGGTGTTTATGGTGGGGTCTCTAATCCCCAGCAATACACAGGTCTAAAGGATAAAAATGGAAAAAAGATTTACGAAGGAGATATCGTGAGTTTTTCTACAGACAATACTGTTTGTTTAGGCGACAAAGATATCAATGAATGGCAAGGTCAAGAAGTATATTGGGATAACCAACACGCTACATTCATATTTGGTCATAGATATGAATTCACAATGCTAGACAGAGTGATGGAAGAAACTCTAACGGTTCAAGGAAATATTTTTGAAACTCCTGACATCTTAGAAAACCTCGTATGAATATAGATATAAAATCCTCAGAAATAAACAGACTCAAAATGCAGGGAGAAGATCTTGAAGTTTCTATACAACTGATAACGGGATATAAACAAATTATCGGTGAGTTATTGAGAACAATTGACTGCTTGTTAATAGCTTTAGAAATAGAGGCAGACTACCCTGGTGAAAGAACTCGCGAAGAAATTTCTAATGCTAAGGCACTCTATCAAGAGCTTGTTGACATCGGGTATAAATGAGTTATTATACATTAGCTCTTTGACAAATTGTGCCTCCTCGGCGCAAGAGGTTTCCAGGTAATGCCTCATCCCAAAAAAACCTGTGTGGGATTGGTTTCGGCCATAAACCGAACAGGTTTAAAGTTTTCGAAGTCTAACTTCCTCTCTATTATTCCTTTCGTAGAGAGCCCGGCAGAGTCCCTTGTTCGGAGCTTGGGACGGCTAAAAAAACTCCCTTTGGGTTAATCTTGTAAGTAGGAGCCAACTGTCCATTGTGCGCAACGATGGGTGAGATTAGTCCTGAGACGTCGTGGGTAAACGTCTCGCACTTTTTCGGTGATAGCCTATGTATGCCGAAAAGAACATGTTTCTTTTTCCTGTTGGTGTGTTGGGGAAACTTGTTCAGCCAGGTGAGTGAAGCTATCAGAACTGTGACCCTGAGCTTATTGTACGACACAGGATATAGACGATGATGGGTCTGCTCATGCGGACGCTTCGTTGAGTGTGGAACAAAACCCGGGACAAAATCCACAAATACCATTTTCGGGGGTGAAAGGAATCGAGTGTAATATCACACGGGTACCGTATGGTATACCTAGATATAAGCATTACGGCGGTTCAAATCCGCCCACCTCCATGTATAAATAGCTACAAGTCTGTATAAAAAAAGCTATTTTTAACATTACAAAGTTGTCACGTAAGTTTTGTTTCCCTTAGGCTGAAACATGCTGGTAGAATAGAAGGCTATGAAAACTAACTTCAAATCACCAGAATATCTCGCTAACACCGGGATTGTATTTGGTCCTTATGGAAGTATTGGATATTACAACACAAATCCGTTAGTGAAAAGAAACTCTATAAAACGAGCCTGTGTGCGTTTCCGCAAGGCTTGTTCTCCGGAGTTTTTGAAAAAGCTGATGGGTGGTTTCGTAATTGAAAACGCATCATAATTGGATTAAAATATTATAAATTATATACATTTTATTGCGGGGTACAATTCCGGCGAATTGGGGTGTCTCATAAGCATCTTTAGGTGGGTTCGACTCCCACCCCCGCTATACACATACACAAATATAGTGACTGCGGTGTGAACCTTGCGCTATGATTTCGAGTATGGCTGTGTAGCCCAACGGCAGAGGCAGCAGACTTAAAATCTGTTCAGTGTGGGTTCGAATCCCACCACAGCCACTTCCTTAATGGAAGATAACCTAACAACTGTAATATTTTCTTTAATGTTTTGCTTGCTCATCTGGAAGATTGTTCTGGATGTAGGAAAGCATAAATAATTTTTATGAATACATACATCATCAAACTAACAGCAGTAGGGATATGCGTTGGGTTATTCATTGCAATTGTCTTATTCTTAGGCCGATTATAACCCCTCCCCTCCCCCCTTGGTTAAGCCAAGATTTATCCGGTATAATACAATGTGAATCAGAAGTCCTGTGCCCTTCTATCAAGAATAGTTCAGGAACTACCTTCTGATCCACTTAACATTAACCCTAAACACAACACATAAAAAAATGAATATTGGTCAATTAGTTGGTGCCGCCATTGGCGGTGTAGTCGCAGTCGCAGCAGGTTACGGAGTTCATCTTGGAGTAGAACATTGGTTCGGAGAGGAAGAAATTGCCCCCAGCCGAGCTCCCAAGAAAAAGCCTGCTAAAAAAGGCAAAAAAAAGCCTGTGCAAAAACCCAAAAAGAAACCTTTGAAAGCTCTTAAAGCTGAGCTGGAAAAAGTGGTGGAATAATACTCTGTTGTTGAGGGGACATGCCTCTCCCGTCTGCCCCAATAGATGGGAGAGGCAACCCTTTCTTTTATGGCCCACATTGTTGAATTTCGTGGTGAAGAATGTACTGTGCTTCTAAGACGGTACGTTGATGGAAACACCTGTCTGCAATTAATAAGCAGTAATGGCTCGCCCATGTGCACATGCACTATAAACATGCCCGAAATAAATAATAATCCTGAATATGTCGTAGTAAAAGATTATTCTGAAAATCGTGGTGTATTAGAAGCTTTGGAACGCAGTCTTGTGGTACACAGAATTGAAGATTTCACGATCAACAATTTTGGTACAACGGTATGGCTCTGCAAAGTAATGATCGGGCGATCATCCTTCAACTAGCATAAAAGAGGAAGAGCAATCTTCCTTTTTTTTAGCTATCAATACCCCCTCCCCCTACCCCCCGCATGTATAGAGTTATATGTAGGGTATAACACTATGATGACTAAAGGGCTCTTTTGCCTTTTATTTAAAACCACAACAACGAAAGGAAATATGAACAAAGCAGCTAAAATAAAATCCATTATTTCGGGAATCTTTAAAAATATTCCTGCTTATGTGGAAATTTACACCAAGGGAATGAAGGAAGCAACCGAACACATGAAAGGATTGATTCCTGTTCCATTCGACACCAATAACGAATTCGATGAATTTATAAAAATTTACATCGACGTTATTTCAGAGGGAATTGCCGAAAATCGGAAATCTATAGAGCGTATCCTAAAAAGCGAATTGAAAGACCTTCCTCTCAAAGAGCTTGATTTCATTGAGACCGCTATCAACCCCGAAATAATCAAGTCTATGACTAGGCTTAATTTTGCTCTGCTTCCCATTATGATGAGAATTGCGATGGGAACCTTGCAGAATGAAGCCTTCATGGAAAAAATGAGCGGGCTTGTAGAACTTGGTGCTGACTTTGACGTGGCCTCAAAACCCGTTAAAAAATACACCAAGCTCGGTAAAAGCGTAAAAATCAAAACATCTAAACGAAAGAACTAATATGAAAATATTGTTACTAATTGTAGTTTTAGCAAGTACCGCAATGGCTGGGTTGGTATTTAAATACCGATGTGGAACTTGCGGACTCTATGAAAACTATGCTTTCCCAGGATCCTATAAATGCCCTAGTGATAATGGTATTATGGTTCCTGTAGGAAACGACCCATTCAAGGGGTGTGATTAACTCCTGAATTTGAATAGATAGCACACGAATTTTAAAGTGTTATTCGTGGCGGCTTCAACTGAGCTAGCTATCATTCAAACTCCCTGCTCCATGTGGATGTCAGGGAGGCTTAATGCAGCCAGTGGCAATGTTTGTCGCTGATGGTCACAAGCCCATAAAATGCAGAGTGAGCAACCACAACAATAATACACAACACATGAAAAAATTAATATATTTGTTTTTCTTGGCAATTACAGAATTTGCCGTAGGAGAAATAAACATTGAAACAGTTGTAATTGAAAACAGCGGGAACAGTGCAGATGTCCGCTCAGGAATGGGTGGAGTTTCTCACCGTTACGCTATAGGAAAATACGAAGTTACTGTTAAACAATACGCAGAGTTTTTAAATTCTATAGCAACAACCAACACGGATAGTTGGATAGTTAACCTCTGGAATCCTGAAATGCAGTCGAACCCTAATATTGCAGGAATTGCACGAACTGGAAATGGAACAGCTGCAAATCCGTATATATACACTACTATAGGTGACGATACTCGACCTATAGCTTGTGTAAGTTGGTTTGATGCGGCGCGTTTTTGTAATTGGATGCATAACGGAGGAAACATTAATTCAAGTACCGAAACAGGTGCCTATAATTTAAACGGAGCCACTACATCAGTTGTAGCTAAAAATTCCAATGCTAAATGGTATATACCTACTGAAAATGAGTGGTATAAGTCCGCCTTCAATAAACGCGAAGGTGGGTATTGGCGTTTTGCAAGTCAGAGAGACACAACTCCTGGTGCAGTTAATTATAGATACTCTGGCGGAAACACAGTATTTTATGCAGCCACAGGATCATCAGCATGGGCTCCCGTAAGCTATATTATGCCTGTGGGAACCTTTGGAAGTCAAAGTAGTTGGGGCACCCTCGACCAAAGCGGTAATCTAAACGAATGGGTAGATACACCCAATGGACCTGCTATACGAGGAGGCTCATGGTTTGACCATGATGAAAAGAGGTTAAGTATATATGGCAGTATCTCAGAGCAGGGCTACAATGAAAATATTTATACAGGTTTTCGTGTAGCTAAAAGTTCTGCTCCCGAGCCCGCTAATGGAATACTTACACTCGAAGTGAGTAATGGTATTTCTTCAGGCTGGACAGAGATCAAACTCGACGCATCCATGATAACTCCAGAAGGTAAAATTAATATTGGTACCCTAACTAGTGATGCTGAGTTTTACCGGTTAAAAGTTGAAGCAAAATAAGTAACAATCACTTCAGCCCATTCGTGAGAGTGGGCTGATGTGTCTAGTCGCAATCATGTGACTAGCAAACCACAACAAAACCATGAGTAATAAAATAAAAAAAGCCAAAGAACTTTATCATGTTTTTCGTATTGTCGAAGAAAAAAACAATAAACACTACTTTGATTACGACGAAACATTCGACACATATGAGAAAGCAGAAAAATATGTTTCAAGTATGTGCAAAAGATATACCGACGATTATTCTGATGCTGAGGAATCGTATACATTTGAATTGGTTATTCTGAAAGAGGTAAAAAACGTTCGTGGAGAGGTAAAAGTTAAAAAAATCAGAGAAGTTATTTTATCTTAAAACAAAGTATTTACCCTAAACCACAACCTAGAAAGAAAACCACATATATGCCTGAAACAATAGACAAGATGAAACAGGCTTCCGACATGCTGCTCAAGGCAGCGGTGAAGGGAGTCTACGACCTCCAAAAACTCCGTGTTAGCATGGGGAATCGCCTGGTAGCACAATTCAAAGTTAAACTTGGTTATGTCCCTGGAACCAAGGAGGAAGACACGTTGGACGAGGAGGCAACCGAAACCCTCGACAATATCCGTTCTAGCTATAAAAAGCTTACGGATGGTATCAAGAAAGAGCTTCCTGCTAAAAAGCAGTTTAAGGCCGAGGGTATCATCCACGAATATGCTGAATTGGTGATGGTTCACCAATACATGTCGATGGAACGTCAGGAGGAGAGTCTCTTTCGCAAGATCGAGGATCTCCTGGAAGATCATCCGCTCTGGACCTCATTCCTCTCCCCAATCAGAGGATGTGGACCTGCCTTGGGTGCAGCAATCATCGCCAGCATCGACATCACCAAAGCCGAATACCCCAGCTCGCTCTGGAAATATTGCGGCTTTGATGTAGTGCACGTTGGTCGCCAAGGAAAGAAGGGAATCGTTTCTACCAACTTGAGAGAGGTGGAAGATTTCGATGCACTTATGGAGGACAAAACTACTGTTTCTCTCGTCAACCGCAACGACTTTAAAAAGTTGGGTGTGTTGACTACTGGAGACATGGAATGGTCTTCTGAGGGGCGCAGAAAGAGGATGGACCACATGGTGGACCGTTGCCTCCTGAATCAGGACGGTGAGGTGGTGAAGACTTGGAAGAGCCTTCCCTACAACCCCTGGTTAAAGAGTCGTCTCTGGCTTCTCGGTAATAGCTTTCTCCGTTGCGGGAACGCGCATTACAGAGAAGTCTACGAGAACAGGAAGAATCGTTCCCTGAACCACCCCAAGTGGCAGAACGAATCCAAGAAACATATTCATGATGACGCACTCCGTTACATGATCAAGCGCTTCCTGGTAGACCTCTACAAGGCCTGGCGTCCTTTGGAAGGTCTCCCTGTTGCCCCTGAGTATTCAGAGGCAAAGCTGGGACTCAAGCACAAGAGTGCCCAGAAATACGCCCAAGCAGCCTAACGGCTAGCCGCTCACAGCTCCCAGGGTGTCGAAGCCCTGGGAGCATAGAGCTCTACTTTGTAACACTTTCATGGCGTGGTTACGTCATGTTGTGGTTACCAATACGAACAAGACACCCAAATAGAACCAGTGGATCATGAGCTTCACGACACCCAAAAAAAGAAGTTAGTCATGCGGAGGAAGACACCCAGTGTTTAATAACGAACCATCTCTAATTATACACCCAGACCGGCCCAGTGAATCAGAAGCTCCCATACACCCAGAAAATCTCAGTGAATCATAGTGTGGTATACACCCAAATGAACGAAGTGAGTCAGGGAGAAGTATTCACCCATAGAGCCGAAACGCACCATTTGTGTATAGACACCCAGATAGACGAAGTGAATCAAAGTATCCGAGACACCCAGCTCGCGAAAGTGAGCCTTTAGGCGGCATACACACATTCAAACACAGCGTATCAAGGAGGAGCAGACACCCACTCATAGAGAAATGCGTCAGAGGCGACCAGTCACCCTAAATCAACCAGCGAATCAATATTTGGTAGACACCCAAACCCTGGGAGTGAATCATTGTTCGCAAGTCACCCATCCACGAAGAATGAGACGAAAGGCAAAATACACCCAACCACGCTTAACGAGTCAGGAACACTTTGACACCCGAAAAAACCTAGCGTAACTTAATTTTTTAATCATGGATAAAGAACGAGCAAAGAAGACTTTTTACAAAGTCCGGAGAGAATTAGGGGAGTTAGGAATACTCCCATTAATGCAGGATGTGAAATTACACATTTCTGTATGGAGTCGGTATGTCTTGGGAGCCCGTGGATTTGTATACGATGAGGGTGTTCCACCCATGATGCGTATACTGGGCTTTCGTGGTGGTATTATATACATTGCCAATGACATGACCAACGACAAGACCCTACTCAGTGTTATACGGCATGAATTTGCACACATCTGGGCATGGGCTAATCCCCGATTCCTGAAGCGCCCCTGGTTCAGGGAGGCTTTTGGAGATTCATACTTTTCCAGTAGGAGAAGTGGAAAAGTAAAATATTTCGAATTGTCAAAGTTCTATCTCACCCACGGTTCGGCATATGCACTCACCAACCCTGCCGAAGATTTTGCCGAGACATTCGAATTATACCTTAAACACAAAAACAATCTTGAGAGATTCCGCCACCGCCCAGGCCTCTACAAGAAATTAAAAGCTGTTAAACGGGCAATAAGGGAACAAGGAGAAAAATTATGAGAAAAACCACTAAACTCACGAAAATAAAAAACACGAATTGTACTGGCTATAAAATTAAATATGATGAGGATGGTCGTCCTATAAGCATACGTGTTACTTCAGATAACGGTACAGTAGACTTGGACTCCATCACTATGATGCAAGCCATTAACGATTGGGAAACTAATCCTAATGAAGATTTCACCTTTCCTCAAAAATATATATTCAACGTAGAGGCAAACTAATGTCGGCAGAAAAAATCATTAAAGAAATAGGGGAAATCGTAGAGGAACGCGACACCTGGAGGGACAAGGCCAACTACTGGGAAACCATGAGTCGGCACCACCAAGCTGAACGCGAACGGCTAGAAATGGAATTAGAAAAATATAAATGGCGACCTATTGAGACGTTCGATAATAGAATGTTTTCCATCATGAGCACAGGAATACCTGACAGTGCCGAAGTAGTAAAGTACAAGGGTGATGTTCCTGAATGGGCCGCCATGTGGACTGCGCTTCCACCTATTCCAAGAAATATATAAAGTGCATCGTAAACCCATACCTGGCTGGAGATCCTTCTTTTGCGATTGTGGGTATAGCTGGACTAGTGCTGTTCGTGACTGGTTGAGTCCTAGTCTCGAGCCGTGCCCACGTTGCTACGAGGAGGTGTTTCCCAAGGCCGAGGGTCCCGACCCCTCACTCAAAGTCGATAGTTCGGGAAATGTCTCAGGAAAAACAATAACACCAGCAATAAGATGACAGTAGCAGAACTAATAGAAAAACTGAAAGAACACCCACCAGAAACACTGGTGCTTGTTTCGGGTTATGAGGGAAATTATGATCCACTCAATGAAGTGAGACCAATCATGGTTCATCACGAACCCACAGAGCACTACTGGGACGGAGACTGGACCGACTGGCCGCCTGAAAAGAGCAACACGCCAGCAGTTCTACTCCCACGGTAGAAAAATTAAAAATGAAGACACGCATGCCCAACATCTATGAACAGGCCTACCGAACGGTAGTGAGTCGTCCTGATGGAACAGACAAACTAGACATGGATTATGTTGTTCGAGTACAGGAAAGCAGGCGCAGACTTGTAAAAGAATACGCCTGGGCCATCCCTAATCGCACAGCAATTGATCTCATTGCTGAACACAGTCCCATTATAGAGTTGGGTGCCGGAACAGGTTACTGGGCTAATCTAGTAACTATTCGTGGTGGAAGAGTAGAGGCTTATGATAAATTCCCTAGCAGGAATGAGTATAAGTTCGAGAAACGCCACTACAAAATTCAAGAAGGAGATGAAGCTGTCTTGGAATCTTATGATTCCAGCTATACACTCCTACTTTGCTGGCCCTGCTACGACACACCGTTTGCCTTCAATGCCCTCTCTAGATTCACGGGAAATACCTTGATCTATGTAGGAGAGGGACACGGTGGTTGTTGCGGGGATAACCTATTCCACGAAACGTTAGATAACTGTTGGGATTTAACACATCGAGTAGAAATACCTCGGTGGCCCTTTATCCACGACAGCGTCTACATATACAGAAGGAAAAAAAATGAAATACTGGATTGAAATCACGGTGGCAGCACTCTTCACATTTTTTGTGGGATTGTTTGTTGCTAGCGTTACTGTCCTAAAGGACAAGTAGAACAAAAGGGGAAAAGTAATATTTTCCCCTTTTTTTTAGCTATTGGAAAAGCTATACTTCTACTATGGATGTAGCTAATTTTCCTAAATATTTTAATCGTGGGAACATGGGATCGCCCTATATGCTTCAACCCAGCAAACTCTTGTCTCCAGATGTAAATAAATTCTTTGGTACTGGGGCCCTTGACTCGTTATTTAATAATTTATTAGGTAAAGTATTTCCAAAACTCCCCATGAACCCGTCTTTTGTTAGACAACATGGTATTCAGGATGCCATGGAACTGGGGGAAATGTTTAATAATGGTAAAATGCATGTAGATTTAGGTAATTTAGAGCGTGGTCGCCCTATTGTGTCTAATTCAGCGTTCTGGGGAATGGATGGTGCAGGAACAAGAGGCATGGAAAACTTCGCCAACACTATAGCTGATAAAGCCTACCCAAAATCTCCACATATACCCCTCAATAGTCTACCTCCCAACATAACAAACTTCCTTAAATCAGGTGCTGTGGCTGAAAAAATGTTAAAATTAGCCGCTAAAAAGCTAAAAAATGAACAAAAAGAGGCTAAAGATGTAAAATCTACTGTAGAAATCCCAAAAAGTGACGAAAAAAATAAAAAAAATAACTTAGTTGCTCCAGCTTTAGGGGCTGCTGTGGGCGCTGGATTACCTGCCAGTGCTCTAGCTCAGTATTGGCTCAAAGATTATAAGAAAATAAAAGAAAATATCAAAAAAGCTCCCGTATACTCACCTAAAAATCTCTCCACACTACTCCGTCCAGGAGATATAGGTACAACAGGATATATAAATTTTCCAAAAAGGCTGAGAGATGTAGATAATCCTCTCCATGATGGTAGTAGAATCATGACAGGTAGTCCTGCGGGACATGGAGTGAGTATAGGAAAACATAAAAAGTTGTATCATGCTGGATTGAATGGTGGCTTTTTAGTAGATTTACCTAAAAAGTATAGAGATGATGGTGTTCACGACAGGTTAGGTAATATGGTGAGCGCTATCGAGGCTTTCCATGAAAACAAGAGCAAGCCACTCCGGGATAAAATTAAAATAATGATTAACCGTTATTCTGATGGGGAGAAACAACGTCGTATATTATTAGATGCCTTGGCTAAAAAGCAACATCCTGAAAAAATATATAAAAGTTTAGATCGACTGCCTACAGAGTTAAAAGAGTTATCTAGCAAGAAAGAGCCTGGATATGCCATGTTCTTTAGAAATAAAAAAGTTTCTCCATCTCAAAACAATAAAGTTATAGAATCGTTAGAGCGTAACTCCATGCTTCCATATGGTGGTAAAGATGCCTTATTAGCATCATTAAAAAGAGTTTTCCTCCCTAAGGTAAAAGGTAAAACCACCACAAGCTGTAAAGGAACTATGTGTGGTGACAGTATCGGAGTAGCCAACAAGATAACTGGTGGTGGTTACGGTGGACGTGCCATGCCTGTGGATACATTTTTACATCCCGACTATGAACCTGTGGGAATAGCTTCAGGTAA